ACAGTTCCATCTACAAACACTGATCCACATACATTTGTATCAGCAACATCTGGAGCAGTTATTGCTGGTGGTAACTACTCCCATACATTTGTTTCTGCTGTTGCAAACTCAGTTAAAACAATCGGTGGTGGTGGATACGTTGGAGTTACAACAACCATTTTCCAAGATCACGAGAGACCACTATTTGTTGTAGGTATAGTTTCTGAAAGAAGTTTTGAGGTAAGAGCAGGTGCCAGCACAATACCACATACTTATCAAGGTGGTGGTAATGCATATGAATTCTATGAAGATTTAACATTTGGTTCTGGTTATCGAGGTGGAACTGTTGCGATAGGCGTTACAGATATTGCATATGAACATAAATTTGTAAGTTCTGGTATAGGTTCTATAAGAAAAGGTGTATATAACGGTGATGCATTTACTGCAACTGATGCGATTTATGAATCTCATAGTGGACTTCTCACATTAGTCATACCAAATCATACATTTACCACAAGTGATACAGTTGGTATTGATACAGGAGGATTAGTCTTTAAGTGCTCAAAAGATGGTTATTCTAGCAACCATCCATATCCTCGTGCAATATCTAAGACAAGTTTCCCAAATTCAGATCCATTTGCTGGTACATTTGTAAGTATAGGAGCAACATCTGCAGAATCAATCACATTTAATGTGGGAGCTGGTGGTGGCGGTGGTACTGGTGCTGTTGTAGAAGCAACTGTAGGCGTAGGAGGAACCCTTGCATTTACAATAACAAATCCTGGTACTGGATATGTTAATCCACAGATTAATATACCAGAACCAACCTATGAAAATCTAGAAGTTGTAGGAATATCTAGATTAGGTGTTGGAGCAACGACAGATACAGGTGCAAATTTACTTCTAAATGTTGGTGTAAGTGCAGCAACAACAAGCGTTGGAATTGGATCTACCTTATTCGGAATCAAGAACTTTGAGATATCTAGATCAGGATATTCATTTAAGAAAGGTGATAAATTTAAACCTGTGGGTCTTGTCACTGCTGCACATCTATCCGCACCCATACAAGAATTTGAGTTAGAAGTTCTTGAGATATTTAATGATAAGTTCTCTGCTTGGCAATTTGGTGAAATTGATGCGATTGATAGTATCAAAATACTACAAGATGGCACTAGAACAAGATTCCCATTATTCTTTAATGGTGAATTGCTCAGTTTTGAGAAAGTATTAACTGATCCTCGTTCCGCATTAATTGATTTAGATTCAGTATTGCTTATATTTGTAAATGGTGTACTACAAAAACCTGGTGAAGCTTACCAATTCCAAGGAGGAACCACCTTTATATTCACTGAACCACCTAGTGGCGAATCTCAACCAGGTCTTAATGATCATGATCAAGTAGATGTCTACTTCTACAAAGGAAAAGACGGAACTGATGTTGATATTGAAAACGTATCAGAGACAATCAAAATTGGTGATGCTGTTCGTGTATTTAAGAGTGAAAAAGCAACAGGACTATCAACATCACAAACCAATGAAAGAATTGTAAAGGATATCCTTAATACTGATTTAGTAGATACTGATATTTACACAGGGGTAGGTATTGATGAAACAAATGAAAAACCATTACGGTGGACAAAGCAAAAGAATGATTTACAAATTAATGGTAGATTGGTTCCCAAATCAAGATCCATACTTGAACCTCAAGTTTATCCCACATCAAAAATAATTGGAGATTTATCAGAAACTTCGGGAATAGGATTAATTGGAACTAATAGTATTTTTGTTGATGATGCACAATCATTCTTCTATGAAAGTAAATATGGTATAGATTTATCAACATCCAGTGTAGACGCATTAATAACATCTGGTGAATTGGGTGAAGTTGCACAGGCAACTGCGACAATAGGTGCTGGTGGTACTATTTCATCTATTAACATAACAGAAGGTGGTTCAGGATATACTGGAACAGTAGATATTGGTATTGAGGCACCAATAAACGTTGAGAAATTTGTTGGTATTGGTACCACTGCTACTGCTTTTGTCACAGTAACTAATGGCGTAGTAACTGATGCTGAGATTATAAATCCTGGACTTGGGTACGATCAGCAAAGTACTCCACCTCTTGTTATTATTGAGAGACCTAAATTTGAAACAGAAAGAATAACAGGAATATCTAAATTTGAAGGATTTACTGGAATTATAACTGGTATCACACAATTAAGTGGTTCAGAATTAAGATTTGATTTCTTTGGTGTCAATAAAAATAGTAATGGTGGATTGGATAATGCTCCAGACGCAAGTAAACTTGCAGTAGGATATCCTGTTTATATTAAAGATACAAAGGTTGGAAATGGACTTACAACAGTAAATCCAGATGATGCACACGTAGTTGGTATTGGAACAACTTTCCTTGATAATGTTTATATTGTCAATTCTGTTGATTATTCTTTGGGTGGATCACAGGGAGCTATCATTTGTAAAGTACACTCAAATAGTGCTAGTTCTATCAACGGTATTGCTCAGACAGGTTTCTATGATCCTACCAATCCAGGATTGACTACAAGTTTAGGTACAATAAATTGGGGTAGATTATATGGTCAGGGTGTTCAACGTTCAACAAATCCTATTTCAATAGGAGTAACAGGTTTAACTGTAAATGCTGGACTTACAACCTTCCCCACATTACAAAGAAAGAGTTATGATAACTTTGGAGAAAGAGGTCATAGAAATAGTGGTTCTATTAGAGCAGTTATTTCTATAACCTAACCACTATAAATAGAAAGAAAAGTAAGATACAGTACAAATGTCAGCAATTATTACTGATCAATTCAGAATATTGAATGCAAATAATTTTGTGGAGTCAGTAGAGAATACTAATAATTCATATTATGTATTTTTAGGATTAACTAATCCAACTGGAGCCGCTGGTTTAGTTGGATATGGTAGAACAAGTAATTGGGATACAAGCACTCCCGCACCCACAGATAGTTTTTCATATCGAAATCATGTCGGTGATACAATGATGTTTGGTAAGAAAATATCTTCTGCAAATATAAGAAGATTGGTAAGAAGAGTAGATTGGGTTTCTGGTAATAGATATGAAATTTATAGAGATGATTATAGTGCTACAAATCAAAGTCCTTTAACTAAAGCAAATAGATTATATGATGCAAATTATTATGTTGTAAACTCAGAGTTTAAAGTTTATGTTTGTATTGATAATGGTTCTAATGGAACTAATCCATTAGGAAATGTATCTCAAGATGAACCAACATTTACCGATTTAGAACCATCAAAGGCAGGTAATAGTGGAGATGGATATAAATGGAAGTATCTATTTACAGTTTCTCCAAGTGATATTATCAAATTTGATTCTACAGAGTTTATAACAGTTCCTAACGCATGGTCTACAACAACTGATTCTCAAATAAGATCTGTTAGGGAAAATGGTAATTCAGAAATTAATCTGAATCAGATCAAACATATTTACGTTGAGAAAAGTGGAACAAATTACACAAATGGACTTTCACAAGAAGTAAATATTTTAGGTGATGGCACAGGTGGTAAAGCTAGAGTTGATGTTGAAGGTGGAAAAATAACTAATGTGACTGTAAGTGCTGGAGGAAAGGGATATACTTACGGTATCGTAGATTTAGATACAATTAATGCTAATGTGCCAACAACTGGCAAAGCAAAACTAATTCCTATAATCCCACCAGGTAGAGGTCATGGAGATGATGTTTACACTGAATTGGGAACTGATAAAGTTATTATTTACTCAAGATTTGATGATTCGACTAAGGATTTTCCAGTAGACACTAAATTTGCACAAGTAGGTATTGTAAAAAATCCAACTAAATCTGGTAGTGATGAAATTTATACAGATAGTACTTTTTCATCATTACAAGCAGTTAAATTAGATACAGTAACTGGTAGTAATGCACCAATTATTGGTGAGAAGATTAATCAAAAACTTACAGTTTCTCCAAATACTGGAAAAATTGCTAAAGGATATGTTACTTCATATGACAAGGAAACTAAAGTATTAAAATATTTTAGAGATAGGTCAATTTACTTTAACAATACAACATATGACCATACAGACTATGTTGGTATAACAACATCTGGAAGAATATATCAATTTGAGAGTGCAACTAACGCTAATGTTATTAATGGAGAAGAATCTGGATTTTCGGGATCAATACAGATTAACTTTACAGGTATAACAACCAACCCAACAGGATCCAAACTTATTAATTTGGGAACTAGATTCCAAGCGGGGTTATCTGATTCAGAGATAAATAAAGGGTCGGGTCAAGTTATCTATATGGATAATAGACCAGAAATTGTTAGAAGTTCCCGACAAAAAGAGGACATAAAAATCATACTAGAGTTCTAAAATGCCACAAAAGACCAATTTAAATATAAGTCCTTATTATGACGACTTTGATAAGGCGAAAAACTTTTACAAAATTCTCTTTAGACCTGGCAAACCAGTTCAAGCAAGGGAATTAACTGGTTTACAATCAATATTACAAAACCAAGTTGAATCTTTTGGAAAACACATCTTTAAAGAAGGTTCAATGGTCATACCTGGTGGCATAGAGTATGATCCATCTTATTTTTCTTGTAAAATAAACCAATCTCATCTTGGTATTGATGTTTCTATTTACTTAGATGCTTTAATTTCTAATAATAATGGAAAAGGTACAAGAGTTAGAGGTCAAAGTTCTGGTATTATAGCAACAATCAAAAATTATGTACTACCTCCAAATGAGGGAGTCGTTGAACCAACAATATTTGTAAAATATAATGAATCTGGAACAAGTAGTGAAAGTGTTGAATTTCCAGATGGTGAAGTTTTAATACTTGAAGAAAGTTTAACATATGGTAATACAACTTTAACTGTTGGAGAAACAGTATTGACACTATCTTTAGAGAGTGCTTCAGCAACTGGTTCTGCATTTGGTATTAGTGAAGGAGTATATTTTTTACGTGGTACATTTGTAGATGTTCCAACATCATTGATTATATTAGATCCATATAATGCCCAACCATCATATAGAGTTGGTTTAGATATTATTGAAGAAGTAGTAAATGCTAATGACGATTCTTCGCTATATGATAATGCGAAAGGATTTACTAATTTTGCTGCACCTGGTGCAGATCGATTTAAGATAACAGTAAAATTAACAAAGAAATCATTAGATGATTATAATGATACTAGTTTTGTAGAATTATATCGAATTAGAGAGGGTGAACCTAAAAAATTACAAAATACATCAGTATACTCAGAGATTAAAAAATATTTTGCAAAGAGGACTTATGATGAATCTGGTAATTATGCTGTTGAGCCATTCCGTGTTAATTTACAAAATTCCTTAAATGATGAAATTGAGTCAGGTGGATTATATACTGAAAATCAATTAACTGATGAGGGTAATAAACCTTCAGAAGACACAATGTGTGTCAAACTATCACCAGGTAAAGCATATGTAAGAGGATATGATGTTTATCTAAAAGGTACAACAGTTATTGATGTTGATAAACCAAGAGATGTTAAAGATATACCATCTGCATCAATCCCATTTAGTATGGGTAGTTTACTAAGAGTTAACAATGTATTTGGAACACCATTCATTAATATAGGTGGAACTGATACAAATATTGTTGAACTTTATAACCAAAGGAGAGGT